ACCAGCTATTGGCATCCGGGAAGATAACGAAAACTGCCATCAATGACGCACTGCGCCGTATGAAGAAATCGGGCATTACCAAACCTGAGTTGGAAGCCTTCTTCAAGGAAATCCTCAGCGGTAAAAATAAAAGCGGCCTGGCGTTTTGTACTGACGAGGAGGGATTGAAAATTGATTCAGTGCTTAGCACCGAGCTTGTGCGCTCCGGGAATAAAGCTCTCTATAAGCTAATCAAGGATCGGTATGTTTATCGCATGAGCAAGAAGGCCATGGCAAAAGAGCTAAACGAAAAGCATCCAGAATGGTGCTTGAGGACTTGCGAGAGCAGGATCGATGTTTGGCTAAATTTAGCGGAATCGATGCTTTACGCACCAATGTGTGATGCGTTTGGCACAAATAGCGACAGATTTTACTTGAATAGTTGCGCGGGAAGTGCTTGAATTGTGATAGGCTCGGGACGTTAAAGCGAACTGAGCAGCAAGAAAAAATTAAAAGCCCAAGGCTAACCCCCTTGGGCTTTGTCGTTTCTGCAATCCGGTCAGGGCTCTTGGGTAGATATGTGCTGCACGACACGTTAAAGCCCTTCCGCGCAGAGCCCTGAACCAGATTGCATCTGTCGTAGTTTGGTAATTACGTCTGGCTTCCACCCAGAATATGCGGGTTCGATCCCCGCCAGATGCTCCAATCCCTCAACCTTGGGACCATTACGGCTACCGCGCCGTCACTTTTACCCTTGGTATTTCTTCCCGCCTTGAGCGGGTTTTTTATTGAGCATGCCCAGACCCTCGGGAATCATCCCCGACGTGCTTTGTTGATAAATCAGCCCGCAGGGTCTGGGCCTCTTTCCCCCTTTTACGCACAGCGCCATCCGTCATCAACGGAGGTGAGGTTATGACAAAAATGAGCACCATTTACAGCAGACTTTCATACGGCACCGGGACCGCACTGACGGGCTGCGGTGTCTCAGCAAAGGCGTATGCCGGGGCAGTTAAGGCAGAGGTATGGATTTTGGCCGACAAAATAGCGGGGATGACCCTAAGTGACTGGGCAATTATTGTCGGTATCGCCTGCACCATTACCACCTGTGGGGTGAACTGGTACTACCGGCGGAAAGAACGCGAGGATCGGCTCAATGGCTATGACACCAAAACTGAGGAATAGCGTTATCGCTGCCATCGGCGGTGGCGCCATAGCCATTGCTTCTGCACTCATCACCGGCCCAACTGGTAATGATGGTCTTGAAGGTGTGCGCTATGACCCCTATCAGGATGTGGTAGGCGTCTGGACTGTCTGCTATGGCCATACTGGCAAAGACATCATGCTCGGCAAGAAGTACACCGAGGCTGAATGCCGTGCGCTTCTCAGTAAAGACCTGAACGCCGTCGCCCGCCAGATTGATCCGTACATCCAGAAGCCAATCCCGGTAACAATGCGCGGGGCTCTGTACTCGTTCGCCTATAACGTTGGCGCCGGAAACTTCCAGACCTCCACACTGCTGCGCAAAATCAACCAGGGCGACCAGAAGGGGGCGTGTGACCAACTGCGCCGCTGGACTTACGCCAAGGGCAAGCAGTGGAAAGGCCTGGTAACTCGCCGCGAGATTGAGCGCGAAGTTTGTCTATGGGGGCAAAAATGAGCCGATTGACCGCCATTATCAGCGCCGTTGTGATCTGCCTTGTTGTTTGCCTTGGGTGGCTGGCAATGCATTACCGCAACGCTGCTGCTGAGCAGAAAACCAGAGCCGATAGCGCTGAGCAGCAGGTAAACGCAGCTCAGGCGATCACATCCAACGTTCTGACCACCATGACCATCTTCAACACCATCTCCGAGGCCAATCAGCATGCAAAAGAGCAGATCGCACTGGACGCATCGGGAGCCTCGGCTGATATCCGGGTTGCTGTTGCGAATGATGATTGCACTAATCGCCCTGTGCCTGCTGGCGCAGTTAAGCGGCTGCAGCAATACGCGAACGGTTTACGTCAAGGTACCGGTGGTGCAGTTACCATCCAGCCTGACGGCTGATACCCCGCAACCGGAAATCCCTGATAACCTGACGTGGGTTCAGAGCCTCGATTTAAACGTCAGCCTGCTATCAGCGCTGGGGCAGTGCAACCGGGATAAGGGCGACATCAGGCTGGCAGAGAAACAACGAACCAGTCAGTAGTAGGACTACATCCGCATGCAGTGTTTTCGGTGATTAAGAAAATGAATCTTAAAATTGAATGAATAGCTTCTCGTAATACCGTTTTACTCTGCGAGATGCCTGCAGCAGAAGGAGTTGGTACTTTTTTAACCTCAAACGACCGTCTGGTAAGGCTTGGTCGTTAAGTGTAGAAGCCTCCACCGTGGCGCTGTTTTTTCATCCAGTGATTTATTATTTTGAGAAGTTTTTAAGTTTTAGTTGATTTTTCTTCTCCAAGGTTAATATTAGCGCTAATGTATAACCTTCATTCTATAGCTGGAGGTTGCCGTGGTTGATAGTGCGAAAAGAAAAAGCAGTGGTCACATAAAAAAAAGAATTAGTGATGCTGAGTTTCTCATTGAAAATCAGAGGTATGAAGCTGCGTTATTGCTCTTGTTAATTGCAATTGATGGTTCCGCCATAAAGGTCTTCCCTAAAGGAACACAATCCATAAGTCACCCAACAAAGAAAAGAAATGGTAAGTGGGTAAAAAATGAAATGTCAAATAGTGAGCGATATCAAAGATTTCTTGGAGTAAGGTTGATGCAAGAGTTGGGTGTGGCATTACCTGATTCAACATTCTACGCTCAAAATTTACCACAATTAACAGATTGGGCAGAGAGACCTGAAACAATCATCTATAAAGCATTTAGAAATAACGATGTCCATGAATCAAAAATCCCTGAAGAATATCATTATGTATATAGTGAAGATGGTGTTTCTGACCAATTTGGTATTTCTTTTGCTAGTGGGGAGATAAAATTTAACAAAGGTTTCCTAACGATGCTTAAAAATGTTGTTGTGAGGGCCGAGTGCAATAGAAGTGAATTCTCAAGTAAATTCATTGTATTGACTCATAAGGATGGCTTGTCTATTGAAGATTATATTGATAAGTTAAGTGATGAGCATGGCATTACTAAAGGTCGAATTGCAATTTTAGTTAGGTTGATGAATTATTTGGATGAAGAAGCATATACACTTTCAAATGGCGACCTAAGGTTGCTTTTGAATTCTTTAATTGAAGAACATCTTAATGGTAGTAACCTCACTGGGCTGTGCTCGGCAACTGCTTTTATTGACAAACCTCCTCTATGTACGCGGGAAGATTGGATGACTAATGATGGGGTTGAATTTATTCGAACTATAAAAAGTGAACTCAATTTAACTGAAGGTTAGGTTTTTTATCCCACCAATAAGAATTCATCGACTTAGTTTATATGGTCCTAAATCATGGTCGCTATAGAGCGGCCTTATTAATACGTATCGTACACGCAAACCATCGAGAGTCTTTCAGTCGTGAGCCTGAGGAACGCCGTTAAAGGTGGCGACCTCTCTCGGGCGGCGTTCCTGTACGACAGGCTCACACCTAAAGGAAAACTGCATGAAAAACTTTTTGATCGACACCCTGAATAAAATTCTCTATTACGCGCTGCTTGCGGCGCTGGCCTTTGGATCGGTTACAGGGCAAAGCAACATTCTGAACGTGGCCGCTACTGCGTTTTGGGTGGTGGTATTCCTTGGTGTATTTGGGGGTGTTCTTACAACATTCCTCGCCCATGTCGCTGAGCATGTAACTGATGAGAAAACACGTCAGTCGGTGCTTGAGTCGCTGAGAAAGATTGTCCGGCGTAAGAACGTCGTTGCTCGTTGGTGGGGATGGTGTTGCATGGTGGCAACCATCGCTCTGCTTGCCTACGGCGGCTGGGTATTCACCGCAGTGTGTTATGCGCTTTCATCCCTGTTTGTGCGGTTCTGCATTTCTCTGGCCAGAGACAAAGTAGAAAAACAGACGGTCGGCGTTTTAGCTTGATGGCATTACAGAGCCACTTCAAGAGGTGGCTCGATAATGTCAAGGCGAGGACAAAATTATGGCAAAACCGGACTGGGAGGCCATCGAATCGGCATACCGGGCCGGAGTCCTTAGTCTCCGTGATATAGGCGATAAATACGGCGTTACTGAAGGGGCTATCAGGAAGAGGGCTAAAAAGTTTGACTGGGTACGCAATAGCGGTACGCAGGTACGCAAAAATGGTACGCAAAGTGGTACGCAAAAGAGTAAGGCGCGTACCAGCGAAAAGCCTGCCAGCGCTGGCCGTACGCAAAAAAGTACGCAACCAAAATCCGAACCTCCACCAGATACGAAACCGATACGCGGGGTGCGTACCGATCCGCCGACCAACCCATTCCAACCAGGCAACCAGCAGGCGTTAAAGCATGGTGGTTACGCCCGGCGCCTTCTGCTCAAGGATGAGGTCATTGAAGACGCGAAAGCGTTGACACTCGAAGACGAATTATTTCGCCTTCGGGCTAACAACCTTGTCGCCGCAGAGAATATTGGCCGGTGGTTGACCAAGCTGGATGATGCTGAAGGGGACCAGGAAAGAAAGGTGTTGATGGAAAATATCAGCGCCGCCGAGAAGGCGATGATGCGCAATACCGTTCGTATTGAGTCCATCGTCGGCACGCTTGCGACGGTAGGCAAAATATTTGCTGATACAGACTATCGCAAGGCTGCTACTGATAAGGTGTCGCTGGAGGCCGATCGTCTTCGCCGTGATGCAGGTATTGATGATGGCAACGGAGAGCGTGACCTCAATGACTTCTACTCTGACATCCAAACCGACGCTGAATCCGGTCCTGCGTAGCTTCTGGACGACGCAGGCGCGTAACAAAGTGCTTTATGGTGGCCGGTCATCGTCAAAATCGTGGGATGCCGCTGGCATAGCCATATTTCTGTCGAATAAATACAGCCTGCGCTTTTGCTGTGCACGTCAGATCCAGAACAAAATTGAAGAGTCGGTGTATACCCTGCTCAAAATTCAGATTGACCGCTTTGGCCTGCGGCATCGTTTCCGCATTCTGAACAACAAAATCATTAACCGGGTGACCGGGTCTGAATTCGTCTTTTATGGGCTCTGGCGCAACATTGAAGAGATTAAGTCTCTGGAAGGTATCAGCGTTCTGTGGCTTGAAGAGGCCCACGCGCTGACGGAATACCAGTGGAAGATACTGGAGCCTACCATCCGTAAAGAGGGATCAGAGTGCTGGTTTATCTTTAACCCCGGACTGGTGACTGATTTCGTGTGGCGTAACTTTGTGGTCGATCCGCCAGAAGATACGCTGATACGCAAAATCAACTACGATGAAAACCCCTTTTTGTCCGACACCATGCTGAAGGTTATCGAAGCAGCTAAGCGCCGGGATCCGGATGGGTTTAAGCACGTCTACGAAGGCGTGCCAGAGTCGGATGATGATGCGGCCATTATCAAGCTGTCATGGATTGAGGCGGCCATTGATGCCCACAAAGTCCTCAATTTCGAGCCAAGCGGACGTAAGCGTATTGGCTTCGACGTTGCCGATAGCGGCGCCGATAAGTGCGCTAACGTCTATCGTCACGGCTCCGTCGTGTACTGGGCGGATGAGTGGAAGGCGAAAGAAGACGAATTGCTGAAGAGCTGCCAGCGTACCTATCAGGCGGCACTGGAGCGTGATGCTGATATCGTCTACGACTCAATCGGCGTTGGGGCATCTGCTGGCGCGAAATTCTCAGAAATTAATGAGGATCGTAAGCGCGAAAACATGAATGCATCCCGCATCAATTATCAGCGATTCAATGCAGGCGCTGGTGTGAATGAGCCGGACTACGAATATATTGGCATCCCGAACAAGGATTTTTTCGCCAACCTCAAAGCGCAAGCCTGGTGGCTGGTGGCGGATCGCTTCCGTAACACCTTCAACGCGGTAAAGAATGGCGAGCAGTACCCGGTAGATGAGCTGATTAGCATTGACTCATCCTGTCCGCTTCTGGAAAAGCTCAAGCTGGAACTTACCACGCCGCACCGTGATTTTGACAAAAACGGGCGCGTGATGGTGGAAAGCAAGAAAGACCTCGCCAAGCGTGACGTACCATCGCCGAACGTGGCCGACGCGTTCATCATGGCGTTTGCTCCAACCGATACGGCAATGGATATCTGGGAAGCGCTGGGAAACAGCTAAATACCTGGAAATAACCGTTTCACGCAACATTCACACTATTCATTTTTCGACCCTGTTTATGCATGTTTTATTCACGCGCTTTTAGCCACTTAACCCCGATAAATAAGCCTTTGGCGGACATTTCATCATGGGAGGGATCCGGCTGGTGCGGGTAACAGTCATTATGTTAAATCGGGTCGTTTTTTAACAAATTATCCTATCCGCCACGAGTACCGAAAAAGCCGGAGAATAGTCACCATGGCGAAGAAAACAGGACGAGTCGCCACGGCGGATTCGTACGATAACTTTGTTGCCCGTGTCGGTATGCAGCAGCCTAACCAGCATGCCGCATCGACCTACAGGGCGAACTATACCAGCCGCAACCGCCTGCTCATCGAGTGGGCTTATCGTTCCTCCTGGATTATTGGCGCCGCAGTCGATTCTAAAGCGGACGATATGACCAAAAAGGGAGTGCGGATCACCAGTGAGATAGACCCGAAACGCCGTGGCATTCTGGAATCGCGGTTCGATGAGCTTCAGCTTTGGGATTGCATCAACGAGACGCTGAAATGGTCCCGGCTGTATGGCGGGGCGGTGGCGCTGATTCTGATTGAAGGTCAGGCACCACTGACGCCGCTGGTGCTGGATAAGGTTGGCAAGGGCAGCTTTAAAGGTCTGGCAGTGCTCGACCGCTGGATGATTAACCCGCAGCTCACCAGGCGCATTAAGGCGCTTGGCCCTAACCTCGGCAAGCCTGAATTCTATGAAATCGTGACAACGGCGCAGGGGCTTCCTCCTTGGACTGTTCACCACAGCCGCCTGATCCGCATGGATGGTGTGAAACTGCCGTATCAGCAGAAAATCACCGAAAACGAATGGGGGATGTCCATTGTCGAGCGCATCTTCGATCGCCTGACTTCCTACGATAGCACCAGCGTCGGCGCCGCCCAGCTTGCCTACAAGGCGCATTTGCGAACGGCAAAGATTAAAAAGCTGCGTGAGATTATCGCCACGGGCGGCAAGGCGTTTGAAGCGCTTATCAAGAATATGGAAATGGTCCGCCAGTACCAGACGAACGAGGGTATGTCCCTGTTTGATTCGGAGGACGAATTTGAAACACATTCCTATTCTTTCGCAGGGCTGTCTGACCTGCTGGGTGAGTTTAAAGAGGATATCGCAGGTGCTGTTGGCATTCCTCTTGTCCGCCTGTTCCGCCAGTCACCGAAGGGTTTTTCAACCGGTGACGCTGACCTCGCGAACTACTACGACGACGTGGGAACGCTTCAGGAGCGAGATTTACGGCCTCACATCCGCCTGTTATTCGATGTACTGCATCGCTCAGAGTTTGGCGACCCGTTGCCGCAAGATTTCACCTTTGAGTTTAACCCCCTGTGGCAGATGAGCGACACCGATCGCTCTACGGTGGCGACCAACACGACTACCGCTCTGGCAACCGCGGTGCGTGATTTGGGAATGTCCCCGGCTGCTGCGCTGACCGATTTGCGCGAGCTGTCTGACGTTACCGGCATCGGTGCTTCAATTAGCGATGAGGATATCCAGAATGCGGCGAAACAGTGGCAGGAGACTGAATCTGAAACCAGCCCTCCGCCGCCGATCGGAGGTCCAGTATCAGAAAAGCCTACTGGCGATAGTCGACCAGATAAATCAAATCGTCACGGGTTCCTACGATGGTTCACAGGCAAGCGCTGAGAGCATTGCTAAATCGCTTGTTGATTACTCCGGGGTGATCGACGACTGGGCCGAAATGGTCGGTCGAAAGATGTTTGCCCAGGTGGAGCGTGAAGAGTGGAATCAGTGGCGTTCTGTTTCGGAAGAAATATCAGCTGGTCTGCGTGACGTGATTGGTAACACTCCTGTCGGCATGGTGGCGCAAGACATCGTTTACCGACAGATTCGCTACATGAAGTCTCTGCCATTAGAGGCGGCCGGACGTGTCAGGGAAATTCAGGAGCGTGCGATACAGGCTGTCATTCATGGTGAGCGCCCCGATCAGCTTTACGAGCTGATCATGCAATCCGGTGACGTGGCGGCCAGCAGGGCGCGGATGATAGCCCGCACTGAGATAGGGCGTGCAACTGGCGCACTGACTCAGGCTCGGGCGTTATCCGTTGGTTCTGAGGGGTACTGGTGGCGTATTGAAGGTGCAGGCACCAGGCCCTCACACCGAAAAATGAAAGATAAGTTTGTGCGCTGGGATAGCCCGCCAACGCTCGATGGCATGACCGGACACGCCGGATGCCTGCCTAACTGCAAGTGTTGGTCGGAAGTGCAAATACCTGACCCTGTAAAATAACAGGCCGCCAATGAGCGGCCTTTTCAATGCCCGCAATTCAGCAGGTAACCCATGAAATATTTCTTTAAAACCCGCCTGGGTAATACTCGCTTTCAACTTGCTGATGGGTCAGTCCTGTTTAAGGACGTCCCGATCGCAAGGACTGGCGAGCAGGAGTACGACGCCACAGAGCGGCCTGAGCTTGTCCCAAACGACAGGGGGAAGGTCATCGTACGCCGGATGCAAGAAGAGGTGTTCAGCGAGCGAGCCATGGCGTCATTCGAAGGCATGGCAGTCACTATCGGCCATCCGCGAGATTTTGACGGGCAGATCATCTTTGTTACCCCTGATAACTGGCGCCAGCTGGCTCACGGCCACATCCAGAACGTACGGCGCGGCACGGACGATAAGACCGATCTGCTGCTGGCTGATGTCATCGTCAAAACCCCGGAAGCCCTGCAGGCCATTGATGATGGTGATGACGAGGTCAGCTGCGGGTACGACGCCGATTACGAACAGATTTCACCTGGTCTCGCAAAGCAATCTGCGATTACCGCTAACCATCTGGCCCTTGTCCCTAACGGGCGGGCCGGTTTCCGTTGTGCAATAGGGGATTCTATGCCAAGCACTACTAAAAACTGGTTTACCCGGCTCCTGAAGGCCCGTAAAACCGGGGACGCTGCCGAAATGGCAAGTCTCATTGATAACCCGCCTGATGATGTCACGGGCGATAACGATGTATCGACCTCTATGACACCCGGCGGAGTGGTCATCAACCTTGCACCGCAAAATCCGCTTCCCAGCCCGGCATTGCCTGGTACCGGCGATGGTGAGGAAGAAATTCCTGCATGGGGTAAGGCGCTGATTGAGGCGGTGGCCAAACTCACGCCTGCGGCAGCTGCTCCTGGTACCGGCGATGCCGAGGATGAAGAGGAGAAAAAGGAAGAGGAGGGTAAAGTTACCGGCGACGCCGCTTACCGTGCCGATCTGATTCAGCCTGGCATCCAGTTGCCAGAAAAGGCGAAGCCGACAGCATTCAAGCGTCAGGTGCTCGCTTCTGCCGATCAATCACTGGTGCGCTCTATTGTCCGTGATGCCGATATCAGCAAGCTGAAAAAAGCCACGGTAGATATGGCTTTCACGGCTGTTTCTGAGCTGGCGAAAAACCGCAATACCAAAACCGTCGACAGCCTGCAAACGCAGACTGCCACCACTGTTAAAACCATTGCCGGTATGAATCAGGCCGCGCAGGAATTCTGGTCTAAACGAGGCTAACCAATGGGTAATACATTTCTTTACCGGATGCCAGCGGGCATCGCCGGGGCAATTTCTCGTCCGCAGGATCTGACGGTTGAACCTCAACTGCTGGACTCCTCCAACCTTTTCCCCGCTTACGGCCTTGGCGGCAAGATTTCCTCCGGGAAATTTGTGCCAATCACTGCGAGCGATACAGCGTCGGTGCTTGTGGGCATTTACGTTCGTCCGTATCCGACCGCCAGCCAGCCGGATAAAGTCCAGCAGGTAGGCAGCGGTAAAAACTTCACCGGCGATTGCCTGGTACGTGGTTACGTCACGGTAAACATCGGCGCGGATGCATCCAGCGTTGCGCTGCATGGCCCGGTCTATATGCGAGTGGCCACACCAACCGCCTCAAGCCCTCTCGGCGCGTTCCTTGCCGCCGCTGATGGCTCGAATACCGTCCAGATCACTAACGCTTACTTCAATGGCCCTGGTGACACCAGCGGCAACATTGAGCTGGCCTTCAATATTTAAGGAAATCGCAAATGCCAATGACATTTGACCAGGCGACAGTCGACGGCACTGGTGCCTTTCTTGTCCATGAGCTGGAGCGTCTCGATCAGACACTGAATCTGCCGCTGGTGAGTTACACCTGGTCGCGCGATATCCAGTTGCGTGAAGACGTGTCTATTGCTGACGAGATCAGCTCGTTCACTAACACCACCTTTGCTGCTGCCGGTACACCGAATGCTAACGGTAAAAACTGGCTGAGCAAAATCCCTACCGCGCTGGCTGGCGTTAACGTCGACATCGCAAAAACTGGCTTCCCACTTACCCTGTGGGGTATGGAGCTGGGATGGACCGTTCCCGAATTGCAGGCAGCTGCGCAGGTTGGCCGCCCGATCGACACGCAGAAGTACGACGGCATGCAGCTGAAGTGGAACATGGACACGGACGAGCAGGTTTATATCGGCGATTCCGGTCTGGCGGTAAAAGGCCTGCTGAACCTGACGCAGGTAACACCGACCAACGCCGCGAAGACCTGGGCGACCTCCACCGCTGACGAAATCCGGGCGAGCATTAATGCCGGGTTGAGTGCTGCGTGGGCCAACTCAGCTTACTCCATGGTACCGACGGACCTGCTGATCCCGCCGGAGCAGTTCTCTCTGCTGGCAAGCACCATCGTATCCAGCGCTGGTAACCAGTCCCTGCTGACCTATCTGGAAACCAACACCATAGCATACCACCAGAACGGGCGTCCTCTGAACATCCGTCCGGTGAAATGGGCGAAAGGTCGTGGCGTGTCGAACTCTGATCGCATGATGTTCTACACCAACGACAAGAAATACGTTCGCTTCCCGATGGTTCCTCTGATGAGCGTGCCGATCCAGTATCGCGGCCTGTATCAGCTCGTAACCTATTACGGCAAGCTGGGTGCAGTAGAGCCGGTTTATCCGGAAACTCTGGCCTACGTCGACGGCATCTAACCTGCGGCGGCCCGAAAGGGCCGCTCATGAGGACTTGCAATGAAAAAGATTTACGTACTCTCCCCGTTTAACTTCAACGACGGCAAAGAGCAAAAGCATTTCCCGGTTGGCTTCCACGACGTCGATGACACGGTTGCTGATCACTGGTTCGTAAAAGCGCACTGTTCTCCCGATGGCGAAGCGCCAGCGGTCGCAGAAGACCCGCGCATTGCTGAGCTGGAAGCAAAAATCGCTGAGAGAGATGCGCGTATTGCTGAACTCGAAGCGCAATTGCCGGAGACTACCAATAATGGCAAGAAATCAAAGTCTGCCGACGCCTGAGCAGTTCAGGGCAACCTTTCCGCAGTTCGCTGACGAAACAAAGTACCCCACGCCAATGATCCAGGCTCGACTGAATTTTGCTGATGCCCTGCTGAGTGAGTCGCGCTTTGGTGTGGATATCTTTCCCTACATCGTCGGGCTCTATGTTGCGCACTACATGTACCTTTACGCCGCCGATATGCGTGGTGTAGCTGTGGGTACTGCTGGTGGCGTAAATAGCGGCATACTAACCGCGAAATCAGTGGATAAGGTTTCAGCAAGTTATGACGCAAGCGCAACCCTGGACCCTAATGCCGGTTTCTGGAACAACTCCCGTTACGGATCGGAGTTCTGGGAATACCTGATGATGTTTGGTGCCGGAGCGGTTCAGCTGGGGACGCCGGAATGAAAAGCGGGCTCACAATTCGGGAAGACAATTACAGTGTCGTTCTGGATGCGCTGAAACAGCTGTCAGGCACTGATGTGCTGGTTGGTATCCCGGCAGGTCCTCCGCGCGATGATGCGCCGCTGAGCAACGCTGAGCTGGGGTATCTCCAGTCCACCGGGGCAACCGTAGAGATAGACGGTGAGACCGTTACTCTGCCGCCAAGGCCATTTCTGGACATGGGCATTGAGGATTCCCGGGATAAAACGACCGAGCGTTTAAAGCTGGCCGCTCAGTCTGCGCTTGAAGGTAAGGCAGATGTGGCGTCGATGCATCTTGAAGCCGCAGGCCAGATTGCGCGTGATGCCTCAAAGGCTGTCATTGAGGCAGGCGATCGTCTGACCCCGCTATCTGAAAAGACCATCAAGAAGCGCAGAGAAATGAAACCGCCTATCCCTGGCGATA